ACTGCTTCTAATTCTTCTTCGTCAACGGCCGTAAAGCCGAAATCAAATATGTCGCTCATTATATTTTTCCTTATTTGGTTCACATATTATACATTTACATCCTGTGCAAACATCATTAGCGCAATGCATACATTCTTTATCACAATGAGACACATGCCCGCATTTATCACAATGTGTATTTGGTAAAAAAGCCTGCATTAATTATTCTCCGGATCCCCAAATGGATTATCTTCAGTAAAGTCTAAGAAATTAGCAGCATCAGTTTTAAAGTCTGTATTCTGTTCATTTTGAGATATCTGATTAACTTCTCCATCAAGTTGAGATATTGTTGCTGTAAAGACATTACCCGCATTATCTTGTGGCAATGATCCTATTAATTGTCTACCTGGTACAAATGTATGAAATTTGCCATCACTAGAATTAACATGAATTAATCCAGCTTGCCTTGCAGTTTGATCCCACTGTGAAACCTCTGCAGACATAATAGTACCATCTGAAAGTGTTGAAGATACATTTTCACCTACAAATAATCCTGTGCTTGCACTATCAAATCTAACTAGATATTCATAAGCATAATCTTGCTCTATCTTATCTACTGCATCGACACCAGTATCTAAATCTTCATCATTATATTCAAACAATTCACAACGTAACTTATATGTTGCTAAATTACTTATTTGATAAAATGGTTGTTCGTGTTCAACATGCATAATTTGAAATAAAGAATTAGACAAAGGCAAATATATTAAATCTCCTTCTCTAGGTCTTTCTGAATTAATATCATTATCTATTCTGCTTATTGTATTTTTCCATCTACGTCTAGCAACAACAAAAGTTGCTTGATCTCTAATCTCTACACCAAATTTAGTGAATAGATCTCCTTCTCCATCAAATCCTTCAGTATTTTCTAAATACATTTCTATTTTATATGAAGTACTAAATCTAGAGGGAACCTCGTCTCCCAATACTCTATCTTCATATATTGTTGTTCTTGGAAGGTAATAAACATCTTGGCCATAGAATTTAAGAGATTCTATAACTATATCTTCAAATAAACCTTGTTCTGATTTAACTTTTTGACTAAAGTAATGATTGGTAGCCATAATTTACCCTACTTGGAAATCTATTGGGAGTTCATGGTCTGATCTAATCTTTTCTCTTAGTGTTTGAATTTCTGCAGAAGCATCGTCATATATTTGTCTACCATTTAATGTCACACCGCCGGGCAATGTCATTCCATCAAACTTAATCATATTTTGACCCCATTGTTGTTTAATTAAAGCAGTAGTATAATCTTTTAACCACAGATCATCCCATACTTTAGTAAATGTATTACCATCAACTATTAAATATGCTTCCATTACTATATATTCATCTGCTTTAATATCTTCGTCTTCAAACTCTCCGTGAATATATAATCTATTTTGCTGTCTAACAAAATTAACCTGAGGTGTTCCGTTAAGTTGCATATCCAATGTAGATAGATATTGTTGTATTTGTTGATAGTAGGCAAGATCACCAATATACGATGTCATATTAGCAATATCATTCATGTGCATTTGATATTTTATACTAAACATATTTCGTGAAAATAAACCTGAACTGAGTTTAAATAATTTACTGACGAAATGGGTTCCAGCGGGTATAGTTATATACTTATTAGTAACATCTGTATTGGTTACTAAATGTTTTAAATACGCTCGATAAGTCCCATCGTCATGAAACTCTCTATAATATTGTAAAGCTTCATCAACTCTGTCGTCGACCTGATCATCATCAACATTTATTTCTATAACAGGCGCGCCTAATCTACGCTTGCAATAATCTATTAATGATGCTTTGCTTGTTGGTGTAGCCATAATTCCTTCCTATTAATTTAATAAACTTCCAGCCGAATTATATACATTAATTCTATAATGCGAACCTTCTTGTCCGTCTAATTTATCCGCATCTAAACCTGAAGATGCCCCATCTCTTGTTTTTAAATCTGTAAAGATTGTTGCACCATATAGTGAGGTTAATTCCGCAGAATCAATTTTAATATCTCCTGATGATAATCCGATTCCTGTTCCACCTGTAAAGTGTGCTCTGACATCAGATGCAGAAGGACCAGTATATGTAATAACTCCTGTACCTGAATTATATGCTAAAGATCCATCACCACCTGCATCCGTAATTGATATAGCACCTCTAACTTTAGCATCTGTATAATATTCATTTGTGCCTTCTGATAAATCAGTTGTACTAAATCCTGATAACCCTATTCTAGCATTATAGGTTGTACCACCAGTAGTACCTAATGATAATGTTTTAGTTGCAGAATCAAATGATACAGAAGATAAAGCATTAATAGTAACAGAACTAATACTATCTACGAATCCACTTTGATCAACTGTAAATCGAGCAACAGCAGATTGACTTCCATAAGTACCTGCAGTTCCTCTTAATCCATTTGTTCTTGTTAAATTTTTAACCGTTAATTTACCATCAGCACTATCTTTAGAAGTCAATACACCAGATGTTGGTAATGTTAATGAAGTAGTATCTGTTGGGGTTAATGTTACATCTTTAGCAGAATCAATAGCAAAACCACCTTTAAATGATAAATTACCTGCTAAGAATATACTTCTATCTGCATTTTTAACATCTAAGGTTACTGTTCTATCAGCAGATAAATTATATCCTACTAAATCATTATCTGAAACAATTCTTGTTTCAAAATTAGTATTAGATACATCTCTTAATCCAAATGTAGATACATCTGTTATAGATCCACCTTGAATTGATGGAACAGATAATGTAGCACTATTTAATGTTTTATTAGTTAATGTTTCTATACCATCTATAGATACAAAGTTAGCACCTGATAACGCTGCATTAAACTGACCTATTGTACCCGATAAAGTATTATTAGTCAAGTTAAATGTTTTATTGGTTAATGTTTGTACAGTCGCAAGCGTTGCAATTTCAGATGAATCTATTCTTACAATTACGTCTTGATTCCTAGCACCTGTCGGAACAATAGTCATACCTCCACCATCGGTGAGTTGTCTTACGTAATCACCGCTAGTATTAGAGTCTAGCTTTATGATTTGATTCTGAACTATTTGAATAGTTGTATTAGAATCTAAACCTTCAGCTAGGGATGTACTTAACCAGGTACTAAGATTTTTTGCCATTTACGCCTGTGCCTCTGACCATTTAAGTTCGATTGTTCCATCACCACGACCTGCCAAGAAGAAAATATTAATAGCCAAAACATCAGGTCCATCAGGATATTTAAAGTCTCCACCCATTGGAGAACCATCCATCTGTTTAATTGAAGATAAGTCCTGTACTGTTGTTAATGTTTCTAGATAACCTGTTGCTGTTGAAAATGAAAATATCTGCTCTCCAGGTTTTGCATATGATCCTGAAGTCCAAGTTATATCATTTCTATTTGCAACCTGAGCAAATGAAGGTTGTCCTCCATCATTTTCTGAGGTTAGACTTTTCCATGTAGCATTTTCAAAATTTTTCGGATTTAATATACCTTGACAAATACAGTCACCCTGTGAAAATCCACGACCCATTGACACCGCAATTTCTTGTAATAACATCTGACTTCTATTAAGTAAGTCTTGTGCACCTAATCGACCAACAGCTGCGTTGGATACTGATGGTGCTAATCTTATACAAAATGCTGTTCTAGGGGTAGTTGTCACACGGAAGTCATTTTGAGAATAGTTAAACAAATAACCTCGGTCATACTGGAATCCACCATCCATAATTAATGCTGATCCCCAGTGAGACAATGTAGGTGAACAAGTATTAGATATTTCAGAAACACCTGTACTTGAACTATGTGTCATTACATTACCTGCACTAACCGTAACATTATTACCTTGTAAAAATTGAGTCATTGTTGCAGCTCTAGCAACACCTGTAAAATTACCAGGACCGTCTGTAGTGCTTCTTCCTGTATATGTCATTATTTCATTATCAATTAAAAGTGTTCCTGTATTACTAAATTCATTTAATTCAGCAACTGGAAGCGTTGTTGCAGCACTATCAATTGATGATGTTAAATAAGTTATTGGACTATCATTATCAATAGCATATCTTACAGGTAAGTTACCTGATCTCATAAACGCTTCAGTATTTACGTTGTTGTTTTTAATTCTATGACAGAATATCCATTTACCGTCTTGTCCTCTAACCATGAAATGAACAAAACCGGCTCCATACCAAGAAAATTCAATTCCAATCATTTGCATACGACTTGGATTAAAGATATATCCTGATGGTCCGGTACCATCACATTTATCTAAATTCCATTTGCTTTGAGGAATTCTTATTTGTGTAATTTTTTGTGCACGAACACCAGATGCAGTAATACCTCTATAGTCTGGTGATACGTTAATTGATGTATCACTTTCTATATTAGTAACAAAGTGTGTCATACCCTTAATAGCTATTTTAGATCCAGCTCTTAACTGTTCACTAAATCTTGTATTTGTTCCAACAATATTATTACTATTTTGAGTAACAGCTACTGTTCCTGTTATATTATAAGTAGATGTTCTTTGTACAACGAATATTTGTTGACCATC